ATGCGGCCTTCCTTGTTTTTGTTGTCGGTAGCGACTGGCATCCGTATAATGTATTGCAAGAACGATTGTCTTCGTGACTACCAGCAGGAGATGAGGCTCAGGCTCTTTGAAGAGTGGGAGCTTCACCGGAGTGTGATGGTACAGATGCCTACAGGCACGGGAAAGACACACCTGCTGGCTGCCATAGTGAGGGAGTTCTTGTGTGGTTCCGGTAGCCGGGTATGGATTGTGGCGCATCGTCGGGAACTGGTGGAGCAGATAGAGGAGACGGTCTCCCGTTATGGAATGGGGAGGGAGGACGGAAGTGTGAGGGTGATGTCCATCCAGTGGTTGTCACGAAACCGGAAGATTGTGAACGGACAGCCGGATTTGATTGTTATTGACGAGGCACATCATGCCCTGGCAGAAACTTATCGGGAGCTTTGGAAGAGTTATCCGGAGGCGAGGAAATTGGGTATGACCGCTACCCCCTGTCGGCTGAACCGCAAGGGATTCACGGATTTGTTTGATACCCTGATTACCTCATGGAGTATTGCGGAATTTATCGGGAGGGGCTGGTTGTCGTCCTTTGACTATGTGTCCATCTGTGCGAACAGCAGGGAACAGCGGCTGATTGACTCGTTGAAGAAACGGGGTGCGGACGGGGATTATCAGGTAAAGGAAATGAATGCGGTGTTAAATCGGGAAACCGGCATTAGACAATTGTACGAGAGTGTCCGAAGATATGCTGCCGGGAAGAAAGGAATTGTCTATGCCGTAAGTATTGCACACGCCCGACAGATTGCAGCCTATTACAGCTTACATGGTGTGGAGTCTGTTGCTATTGACAGCAAGACTCCCGCTTTGGAACGTGGAAGACTGGTAGAGGATTTCAGGCGGGGAAAGATCAGCGTGTTGGTCAATGTGGATATTTTTTCTGAAGGGTTTGACTGTCCCGATGTGGAGTTCGTGCAGCTGGCACGTCCCACGCTTTCGTTGGCGAAATACCTGCAACAGGTGGGCCGGGGGCTGCGGAAGTCGGATAATAAGGAATCATGTGTGCTGATAGATAATGTGGGATTGCACCGGATATTCGGTCTGCCTGTCCGTGACCGTGACTGGGAGGCGATGTTCGAAGGACGGATGGCGGGAAATGCTCAGCCCCGGACACGGATGGAGAACAACGGGCTGTCTGTGTCTTGCTCTCTATCGGAAGATAGCAAACGGAATGAAGGACTGGAAATTGTGATGACACACGCCCGTCTGCTGGATGCTGTTCGGAACGGGGATTTGATTTGTTTGGGAGGAGGTGGTCCGGTCGGTGAGGAACAATGGACTGTTTTGAAAGCCTTTCATGACCGGCAGAGTGGTTTGTGGGGCTTGAGGTGCGGGAACAAAATCACAGTGATTCCTCAATACCGGGAAGTATTTGATATTTGTGCAAACCGGGCTGCTGTCCGTTTTAAAGATGGCCGGACAGGAGTGGTGGATGAGTCCGGAGTCCCCATGGTGGTGACAGGCTGTTGCCGGAGATTGAGATTCCTGAAGGGAGAACTTCTTTCTGTCACCAAAGAGGATGGGAGTGACTGTTACACTGATTTGAAGACAAACAGAACTTATCAGGAGAGGCCGGTGGTTTTTTCATACGGCGGCATAGAGCTGCTGCGGGTGGGGGAGACTTTCCATAGCCGCACGCGGAAGGCGTATACCTCTATGCATGGTTTGCACAAAGACAGTCTTTGTTTTTATGGTTTCTACTTGAAGATACCGGATTACCGTGTTCCGAAGTCTTGCCGGCTAGTTGATCCTGTGTGGTCTGCTATATTTGATGTCTTCGCCTGCGTGCTGGAAGGGGATGATGAAGAGGTGTACTGGTGTTGTGGTTGTTTGGCGGACCGGAGCATTGTGGTGATGGACGGGGAAGGAAGCTATTATCATGTGGAGAAAGGAAAGGGGAAGCGGTATATAGCTTGTAATGCTCCTAAGGCGGGCGAAGCGGATTTTGCCTCCGTGGTGGAAGGTCTGAGGAAGGAAGCCGGGCGGCGTGCGGAGAGCGTACAGCGGGAACGGCAACAGAATGAGGAAGAGAAAAGGCGGAAGAGGCTGGAGGAAATAAAAGATGTCCTTCCTTTCCGGATGGGGATGAAGTGGGGGCTGAAATGGGGAGATCGTATCGTAGTGCCTCCTTGTTACCGGAATATCTGTATTCCTGTAGGCGGTTATTGTGCTTTTGAAGGGAATGCCTGCCAGTGGGGGGTGATGGCGCTGGATGGAAAAGTGGTGGTGGAGGCCAGATATCAGAAGGTGGAGATAGAAAAGGATGGAACGGTGCATCTGACCATCATTCCGGGTAAGGTAAGGACCATCAAACTTTGACGGATATTGAATTGTTTGGGTATGGAGTGGGTAAATTTCAGTATATCACGGGTATTTGATGAGGAGAGCAATTAGTGTAAAATAGTTTTTACGCCTTGATGTTATAATCTTTACATAAAAGAAAACAATTCTACCGTTGAAGCTCTTACGTGGGATACCGCTTTCAAGAACATAAACGAACCAAGCGGATGGGCCATGAAAGGGATACATGAAGAAGCCTACCAATAAATCCGGCATCAATTGACATAACAAAATCGGATAACTGAAAAATTATCCGCTTTTAGTTTCTTTATTTCGAAAGAAAGATATATATTTGCAACGCTTTTTCAGAAAAGCACCCGATATTGCAGAAAAAACAGTTGCCGAAATGGCTCAGTTGGTAGAGCAATTCATTCGTAATGAATAGGTCCCGGGTTCGAGTCCCGGTTTCGGCTCAAAGGTAAAACCATACTAATTATCTTATACTTAGGATATTATATTAATGATTTTACTAAATAACTATTCGATTTATAGATTAAAAAAAAAGGATTTTTGTCCACCACTGGACAAAATAACTTATCCAAAACTTATCCTTCAAATTTTAATCTATTATGGCAACTATCAAATTAACAATTTTCAAGGCAAAAGCTTTAAAGGATGGCAGACATAAAATAAGGGTAGCAGTCTGCCATAAACAGGAAACTTGCTATATTGTAACACACTTTATCATTGACAACATTTCCCAGTTCAAAAACGGACAAGTAGTAAAAAGACCAGATGCATCCATCATAAATACCAAATTAAGAAGCATGATGAATGAACTGCAAGAAAGATTGGATAATATAAAAAACCAGTCCCTATATTCTTGCAGACAAATAAAGAATATGCTTGAATCTGGAACTGGCTTCAAAGAAAATGGCTATGTAACATACCAACAGGCCTGTAATGTTCTTATAAAAAATCTGAAAGAGGAAGGAAGAAACAGTTATGCCATATTAATAGAAAGAAACTGTAGATACTTTACAGAATTTACCAAAGGGGAAATATTAATGTCAGATATAACCCCTAATCTAATAGAAGGATTTTCAAGATTTCTCAAAGAAACGAAGAAAATAGGAAATACATCAATAGGAATGATGCTATCACAATCAAAAGCCGTTATAAACAGAAGTATCAACTCAGGAGAAGTAAGATATGACATACATCCCTTTATCAAGAAGAAAATTCCCAAATCGTCACCAAGAGAACTGGATATTTCTTTGAAAAGCGTTAACACAATAAGGTATAGCAATCCCAAAGAAAAAAAATACATTGTAGCAAGAGATCTTTTTATGTTGTCATTTTATCTAGGAGGAATGAATTTAATTGATATAATGAGTGCCAAGTTTGACGGGGACAAGGTAAGCTTTATAAGAATGAAAACAAGATTTAAAACAGAAACAGAGCAAACCTGCGTTCTTCCTATAATAGAACCGGCTAAAGATATTATAAATCAATGGATAAACAGAAGAACAAACAAACTCGATTTTGGTTATAAATTCTCTTATCACAATTTTTCAAGGTATGTATGCAGATCTTTATCTACATTAGCAGATAATTTAGGGATTAAAGAAAAAGTGGTATTTTATTCTGCAAGAAAATCATTTGCGCAATACGCATTCGATCTTGGAATACCTGACAGCATAATAGATTATTGTCTGGCACATTCTGACAATGGAAGAGGAGTAGTAAGATATTATACAAAAACTAGGTTTAAACAGGCAGAAATAGCAATAAACAGAGTTGCAGATTATATAAACAACCCAAGAAAATACAAAGAATATATTGAAATGAAAGCTGACATAATGCTAATGAAAATTTGAGCACAACGATATCACCCTTGCCAGCACGACAAAGGGTATCAGTCTATAAATGAACCTCTCTATACGTTCCATCGCATCACAGCAAGTAAACGGCAGAAATACCAGTGAGGCACATCATCAGCCTGCTCAAGCAATATGTTCAACTTATCTTCTTCCATATTCTGTTAACATAAAAAAAGCGGTAAAACCCGTTGGGAATTACCGTTTTGATTTATTTTCAATTGATATGCCTAGAAATACATTCTTATCAAATTGTAGCCAGAAAAGATGTCAAACTTTCCATATCATCAAATTCTTTTATTTTGGTATCATCAGTCTTTCTAACTCTTTTTTTCTTCCTACTTTCAGAAACAACAGATAGCATATTCTGCACAACACCACTGGCATTGCGTAATTGAATAATATGTTTCTCAACTAAAATACATAGTTCATCAGCGAATGATCTCGAAATAAAAGAAACATCGCTTAAATCAATTATAGAACCACTATGCTCTGCTATTTTTTCTCGTAAAATTTCAGCATTAGAACGTGAGCGTATTTCAGATCCTAGTAGATCATGAAGCTTAATTATTTCTTTCATAATACCTCCTATTTTATATACTTCGTATAATCAAATTCTTCACTAACTGTCAATGGTATTCTCATAAGTATAATCGTACCATTCCAATTAATAGTTTCAGGCAATTTTACATAATCACTTCCGCCAGATGCATCATGCCTATGGAATGCTCCTCCTGACAACATAAAGAATGCCCCTCCAAGACCTTCCACAATCATACTTTTAGTAGATGATATACCAAACCCTCTACTTTCAGCATCAGGAAGGTCTTTAGTCGAATATCCTTCATTTGCATATTTCAATGCTTCAGCTTCATTGTCACCTATCTTATCAAGCATCTTTTGTGACTTGACATAACTTCCATAAATTGTTATTCCATCATCAGCTATGCATATATCCAAACAATTCTCACGTTTCAGATATTGCGTATATATATAACCATAATCACTATCAGAATGTTGATTTATATTGCAAATTAATTCACTAATCAAATACGAAAGTGGAGTTTTAAGTTTTAAATCTAAATTTTTCTGTTTTTCAATAACTCCTTGAATAATGGTCTGCATTGAATCTATATTCTTATTCAATCGACTAAAGCGACATATAGGGATATAACTTTTCCCTAAATATTCTTTCAACGCACTATTTAGGTCCATGTCATCTTTTATTGTCAGCATATCAAAGAACTTAACACATTCTAAATAGTTTCTCATATATCCAACCACATTTTTACACTGTACGTTCTTACATTTGCTTTTATATATGGCAAATGGGAACAAAAAGAATGGATGAAAAAAAGAGGTATTTGAAAAATCCCAAACAGGAACATCATTATCCCTTATTTGTTCATTCGCAAAAATGACAGAAAATAAATGGTTGAAAACACTACCTATTCGTTCATCTCTATCCGCATTTGGAATATTAATTACTTTATTCATAGTACAAGAAAATAATACCAATATTTACAGAAGGCTCTCTAATTACGATGTCCCTGTAAATTCCTTATTATAGTGAAAGGGATGCTGTTGTACATACCAGCACTCCTATATGGTGCAAATATAGGTAATTATATCAATATGACAATATCAAAGATAGCTATTAACACTTTTAATTTAACGGTAATTCCAACAAGTCAAAGAACGCTTCTGTTCGATTATTATTTTTCCAGTCCCTTTCTACAATGTTCACATAAAAATTTCTTCGCTACCGGGAACATCTTCTGCCCCACATATCCGCTAAGATACTGCGCTTCCTCACCATAGGGATCAATCCCGAAAGCCTTGGAGATATGCCGGCACAAATGACCTTTTTCGTGATCCCACGAATTTTGAAACTCTTCGGGAGTGGAGGTTAGTGAGATAACCATTACTGTTTCTCTTCTCCTGTAGTCCGAATAGGTTAGACCGGTATTCATTCTGCCTTCAGTCAGATTGCGATACGCACGCTTGAGGGAATCCCCCCTGCATCCTATACGGTACAGGTCCATAATGATCCGATCCGCCCAATAGGTGTGTACCGCATAATACACTTTGACGTGCCAGTCCCCATATTTTGGTATGTAGAACTCCTGAACAATCATATCACATCCGACCAGATTACAGGAATCCCTTTACCTATACAGGTGGCAAAGAACTCGTCAAACGCCCTGCAAGGATCGCCATCAATATCATCAAGGTAGCATTTTATATGCTTGCACAAATGTGCCTCGTCAACCAATGATTTTTTATAGAAATCCGCTTTCAGCATGTTTGCGACATAAGCAACGTCATAACCCTTGTCGTGCTCGATGGTAATTCCGTTCGCTTTCAGCATATCGTCCACTTCATCTTTGCTCCACGGCTCCAACTTTTTTTCTTTACCCGTGGTTTCGTCTTTCACTTTCATTTTTGAGACGGCCCATTCATAAAGTTTCTTGCTGAAATGAAAGCCGTATGCTTCCAGATATTCCCTCATGCCAGATGGGAATCTGCTGTATGTATCCAATCTCTGTTCCATAACCTTTGTTTAAAAAGAGGGGCATTCCACCCCTCCACCATTAATAAAACTCACCGTTGGCGCGTCTGCGTCTGCGTTCTCCCATGTCATCTATGCGGGGATATTCAGGGAAATAGCCGGGATACCTGCGTTCTCCCATACCTGATCCTGAATAATTTCTTCCGCCATCACGGAAGCCCATGTCTCCATGAATCTCTCTCATGGCCTTTTCGTAACCGTGGCGGCAGCCTTCCTTGTAGGCTTCTTCCACCTCGTCACCTCTCATTCCGAAGCCGCGTCCGTAATCGTCACGCCCTTCTTCTAATATTTCCCACATTCCCATAATCATTTCTTTGTTTTGGATGTTTCAACCACTCCGAGCTGTTCCATAAGCCGTTTGTTCAATTCCATAAGGTCAGACATGTTCTTGCTCATTTCCGACATTTGCCCTTTCAGAGAGGATATTTCCTGCTCCTGACGTTGTTTCTCGGCAAATTCAGGGTTCAAGAGCGTAAGCATCTTGTCACACCCTGCAATGACGGAATTGTGAAAATCCATGCTGTTGATGATGTCTATGCTTTTCTGTTTCATAGAAGCGACCTCGTTATTCATCGCATCACGTGAGCATGACACTACGATATTGCCGTTCTGTCCGAAGTCGGCTATATCCATGCCGGCAGGAAGATTTTGGAAAGTCGTGTTCTGCCCGTTGACACATACAACAACATCCACAACCATTTCCATTTGGGGCAACTGTCCCATAGGGGATGCCATAGGATATTTCGGCTTGGGAGCGGAAACGCTGACTACCGGGCCGTATTCGATAAACGGGTTAGCATCCTTATGAAGTATATATTATCAATTATGCAAATATTTGGCATTAATTATGAATCTAATATATAACTTTTATGTCAATTTTTTGAGTATGATTTATAATATAAGAAATGCTTCTTGTACTTAATCCAATACGCTTTTGTATTTGAGTATAAAGATATTCTTTTGAAACATAACGTCCAGCTTCTCCAAGTTTATTAAGTTCTTCTTGATAAATATCGTGTACTAAATTATCACGTAATATGGAGGAAGTTCTTCGAGTGTTTCCTACTTTATGCATAAGTATTTGTATTTTGTATCCGGTCAAAATCGACCGTGCACAAAAGTATATAGATCATAACTCATGGAAAATCAGTTGTTTCCCAACAAATTCTTTATATCGTCCCAATATATTCTCATCATTTTCCCACTCTCCATTCTCTCATGGAAATTGGATATCATGTAGTTGACAGCACGTTTGGTCTTATGGATATGAGCGGCTATTTGTGAAGGGTACATACCGCTTTCGAAAAGAAAAAATACAAGAAGATACCGGGCATCCACTGTTTCCATATTCTTATCAGATGATAATATTTGGTCTACAGACACTTCTGTTTCTTTTGAAACAATATTAATTATTTTGGCAAAGATTTCTGACTTGCACATGTTTTTTCTAATTTTTTATTCTTATCTTTGCCATGCCACATAAAACAAGATATATCGATGAACAAAGCATAAGACATTTTGTTGAAGATATTTAGCCTCCAACGTGCAGTGTCTTATGCTTTTATCATGTTTTTATGTGGCAATATTAATATGAGCGTTGGGGGCTTTTTTTTGATTCTAAGCCCCTGAAAGAATTACTTTTGTTAAATGAGTTTTTTTATGTGCCACGCTTCTACCTGTGGCATTCTGGTTACTATTTCATCTTGCACCTCCCTTCTTCTTTACCAGCCAAATGACTACGATTAATAATATTAATATAATACCTATTGAAAACTCTCCTAGTTCTAATTTCGTCTTCTGCCACCATGTTAATTCCTTCTCCACAGGGTAGGGGACTTCTAACTCTTTCTCCTTCTCTATATAGGCTGTATCGCGAATCATCCTGTCACGGTAGACTATATGCCACTTGTCAACAAACACTGAATCGCCTTTCTCCCTTATATAGACAGAATCCTTAATGTGAATGGAATCACGTTCGTGTACGGTAAGATAAAGACTGTCAGTCCTTATAGTTTCTACTGGGACATACCTTATGCTCCGGCATGATCCAAACAGCAATAGCAATGCTATCCCTACCGCAATCCATATATAGACTCTTTGTCTCATAACTTAAATTCTTTACATAAAAAAATGGCAACCCCTAAGAAATGATGGGATTGCCATTGAGAAAGTTCAAGCTCTTGGAAGCGTTGGAACTTATAAGTTTATTGCTAATAATTCTTCACCTAAATCATGCAAAGCGTTTTCCAATTTCAAAGCTTGTTCCGGTCTTGGAGTTCTATTACCAGAAGCATAATGCCATAGCTGTTTTTGATTTATTCCCGTAATTCTCTCCAATCCGGATTTTGTAAAAACATGGGAATAAAAATCCAGAACTGATTTCACATCCATTTTGAATGTTAAAGAGTAATCACCTTCCAATTCTTCCGGAATTTCGCCACCAAATTCCTTGCATTCATCTTTTAGCGCGTCGATAGCACTAATAATGTTTCTTTTAATCTCTTTTACACTTTGTCCTGTCACCACAACACCATCAACGCCTTCTATATAAGCAGAATAGTTATTTTCTGTGCGTTCGATGATTACAGTTAAAGTTTTCATATCTCTTATTTTTTAAGGGTTATTTTATCATTCCCAATCCAATAAAAGGATGCAGGGTTAAATTACCCTGCCCCTTAATGGACGTTCAATAATTCTTCAAGTCCTCATCCGTTATTCCGGCTTGCCGAAATATTGATTTCAATGTTCCGATAGCAAGATCATCATTGGGATTCCCAGGAACGGGGATAGGACGAGCCTCACCCTCTTTTCTATAAATCCAATGGTCCCCTCTTGTCCGAACATGTATCCATCCATTCGCTTCCAAGATAGTCATTACAACTTTTACTTTTAAAACTTTCATTTCTAAAAAAATTAGTTTCACTGAAACAACTATTGTTAGTTGCATGGATTAACGCCACAAAGATAACTATTATTCTACTATTACACAAGTAAAATGATAACTTTTTTTCTACTACAATCCCATCATGTCAAAGAACGCCTTATTGTTTTATGTTATTCCTCAAATTTTATATCATTTATACGGTTCATCCAGCCCCGTTTGAATTTATTGTTTGCAGGACGTTTCCGGCATATATCCTCGATGAAATCAAACCGTGCAATCTTGATCTGGTCAAACAATTCACGGGGATTACGGGAATTTACTGCGGCGAGTGTCTTAGGCCCGACAATGCCATCAGGAATCACACCAACCAAATCCTGCGGTACTTTAATACCATGTACCCCAGAAGCCCATACAAAATCGCATACTATCTCTGCTATACTTTGGCTTCTTATTTCATCCGCATTCCATCTATCCCAATACAACATCTTCAAGATACTTTTCCAATCGTTATATGACAAATCCATCAACCTTCCGGTCGTAGGTTTTGGATAACCTTTTCTACGACAATATTCCTCATAGGTAGCCATTGTCACACCTACCATAGTTTGTCCTCCTAAATCATCGGGATCATCAGCCCATCCTGTTTTTCTTGCTCTTTGAAAAAGAGACTCATTGGTTTCATTGCTTTTCTTACTTATACCAGCTTCCCATTTTATAAGAAATGGTATGAAATGTTCAATATTAGCCATTTTTCTTTTCCTCCTTATCTTTAAATTATAAAATTACTATTATTTTTGTCGCAAAAAATATGGACTTATCAGAACTTATTAGAAGCTATACTCCTGAACAGAAAAATGTGTTCAGTGCTTTTCTCATCCAACTACCATTAATATTTACTATAATGTATTTATACATACCTGCTTTTAAATCCTTAGAGCTTTATTTGCAAGTAATTTTTGCCATATCTGCGTCTACATTATCTATTTATTATTCTTTTTGTTTGTTATGTTTATGCTCCGTTTGTTCCCGATACAGGTTTAATATGGAAATACCTATACTTATTATGCCAACATTGACAGCTGCATTTCTTTTACTGCGTTCGCCAGAAAGCTATTTAAACGGGCATGAATATGTATTAAGAATAGCGCTTAAATGCACGTCATATTTCTATGGATTCATCGGAATTACAGGATTCTTTTACCGAAAATGCGTAGATTATGGCATAAAGTGCAAAAGGCGCAATAAAAATAAAATCAATTAAACTCATTTCTTTTCCTCCTTTTTATTTTCTGTTATTATTTCATTTATATCCTCTTTTTCTACATCAAGCACCTTCTTACCAAACAGACCTAACGCCTTAAGCATATTAAAGCTGTATCCTTTGGGCTTCAATATATTTGATATGATAGAGCAAAATTCAATGAAGCAAACTAACAAACAGGAGTATATGTCTATATCCCATTTGCTGCCGGATGCAATGTTTATCATGACAACCATACAAACAAAGGCGAAGTAGGTTACAAGTTTACCCATTGTGCGGCGTATTGCACTAGAGAAACGAACCTTTTCGCCCATTAAAAGGCTTTTCCTTATTCCAAAAGCCAAATCACATATCACTACTGCAAATGATACAATAATCCAAGGTATCATGTGCTCCAATGATTCTGCTATAAAACCGCTTACTATTACGGAGAAGCCACCCGGTATGGCTTGGGTCGTTATACTATCTCTTACCATCAGAATGATTATTTAAATGTATTAAATTAATTAGTCACTTATGAATACTCTTAGTCCTGCTCCCCTTGAATTTGAATTTGGTGCGAATACACGGTCTATTCTATCTGAAATAATCTCCAAATATCCCGTCTGCGCTTTCAATTCAATTAGCATGGGGTTTGTTTCAGCTTGTGATTCTAAACTATATCGAGCTTCTAACAGATTTCTGATAGCTGTTATATCAGTAGTTTGCTGGTTTACAAAGAATCTGATAGAGTTTAGTAATGCCTCAAGTGCCTCGGCAGTAGTCTCTGTTATACCTTGTATGCTTTGGGTGAGAGCGGACAGATTTGCTTTACCTCCGGGTCCCCATCCTATTTGGTTAAAAATTTCTTCTGCCGCCTCGTTATATTCACCAAACACTTCCTTCATCTTGTCAGACCAGTCTTTGATGGCTTCGGTATTAATATCATTCGGCTTTAAAAAATCCGTATATGCTTTTTGAAGCCTTTTGTATTCCTCACTATTTTCTATCTCATCAGCAGCGGCATTTGCCTTTTTTGCGACACTTTTTATAACCGAATTATTGGCTGTGTTTCTTAGCCTGGTTATTTGGGCTTGAAGTTCAAAATACCTTTCTTGATCTTCTTGCTCCATATCTGTTCTTGTTGCAATTAAGCTGTCAAATTCTTCAAACATAGGTTTTAAGAACTTGTCAGATAATCTTAGAAGTATCTGTTGTTTCACATAATTTTCCATGAAATCATCAAAACTGTCTTGAAGTCCAGATAAGCCATCCCCTGTTTCTTGAAATGCTTCCAACCATGCCGATGCAAAATTCTCAGCCAATGTTTTGAAATTTTCATCGGAGCCTACACCGCCAAGTTCTGCTATCATGTCATTAGCACTGTCAGCCAAAGTATCCCTAAGATCTTCAATCTGTTCCTGCCATTCGTTTATTTTATCCCAGTCAGTATCTTTCTTGTCTCTTTCGGCGGCTATCATGGCATTGAGAGATACTATCTGTTTGTTTATGTTCTCATCAAGTTCATTCCCATATTCTTGTAGCTTTGTTATATCCCATACATTGTCTATACTCTCTTTTAGCTTGTCGTATTCACGTTCCAGCTTCTTTATCTTTCTTTCATGTTCTTCTATTTCTTTTTGTAAATCTTTATCATGGTTGCCGAATATAGATGAAAGAATGGTGGCTACAGCTTGTAATGCAATTAGTACCCATCCAATTGGTCCTAATGCAGCATTCATGGCAACACTCATAGCTGTTGCCGCTGCTGCGCATAGTTTTAACTGCAATTGGAACATTACCGCTTGTACAATCAAATCTCCAATAGTTCCGACCATGTTTAACAACCTCATACTTGTGCTATCGGCATCTTCACCCATTGTTTCAAGGATAGACACTATGCTTCCCATTGCCTGCTTTCCTATATTCCTTATCTGCTCAAATGCATTCTGCATCTTCAACAGATTAGCTCTTGCCTTATCAAATTTTTTTAGGTCGTTTTCATCTAATGATATAGCGGATTTATTGTTATTTACCAAAGACTCCTTTAAGGTTATTTGCTGTTTAAGGTCTGAAATGGACAGGCTTAATAAAGCATTGTTCTTTTCAAGAAAATCAATACCGACCGCATCTTTATTTATAGAGCCATTTTTTAATTCGATAATGGTTTTCATGGCAGATATTTCTTTCTCTAATGAAATATTCTGTTTTTCTCTGTTAAGAATATCCATATTAAGAAAATCTTCCGTTCTGCCTTGTTCACTTAGTTTTTTTATTTCTTTGTATGATGTTATAAGGGAGTCCAACGGGCTTCTCTTAGAAAGTTGTTCATCCATTTTGTTGTAGAAGTTCATCACTTCTTTTAGCTGGGATGGATCAAGATCCTTCATCTGCTCTTTTAACGTTTCAAGTTTGGCTTTCATATTCTCAATGGCTTTTGTTGAAACGTTTTCCAAGTTGTCGAACATATTCAGATAGGTATCTGTACCTTTAAATGCCTTCCATGTGTTTTCAGACGATTTCTTGTCATATTGTGTTTTCAAGTTTTTGCTGTATTGCTCTTGCATTTCTTTTGTAAGCACATCCTTAAACGTTTTTGTTTGTTCATCATAGACCTTTGTATAAATTTTGCTTCTTTCTTTATAATACCACATATCTAACTGCAACTGATCTGAAAGCTGTGTTTTATAAGCTTTAGTCAGTTCGATAACAAGGTCTTGACTGTCCTTTATACGTTGCTGGTTCAGCTTGTTTAAGTCTGCTAAATATTGCTTGTTGGCATCGGTATCAGCAATAAGGTATTCGCCTTTCGGAAATTTCTTCTGATATTCTGCTTCAATCCCTTTCTGCACATCGTCCAACGTCTTGGCAAGTCCGGGGAACAACTGTTGAACCTCCGCTTCGGAAAGTCCTGCATCTTTCAGTTTCTTGTGCAAGTCCAATCCGTTGAACATGGATTCAATGTTATCTTTAGTTTTGTCTAGCTGCTTTTTAAAATCATCTGCATCCTTTTCGTCAAACAAGACATTAGCATCTTTTTGTGCTCCTATCTTCTTCCTAAAGTCAGTAATAATCTTTGCAAGTTCCTGCAAAGCCTTTGCCGTATTTTCCTTATTAGGCAAGAATGCTTCCCCTATGATATTTTTAGGCATCTGAACATCTTTCAATTGGGATGCGTAGCGTTCCATGACTGTCTTAGCTGCCTTATCGCTGCCCATTACCTTATTCAGCTTCTCGTATTCCTTGTTAAGTTCTTTGATAAGAGAAATGCGTTCTGCTAATATGTCACGTTCATGTTTGGGGTTTGATTGAGGATCTTCTTGATTTATTCCTGGTCTAAGAGGAACTTTTATATCTCCCAAGTTATATATATCGTATGCAAGTTGCTTCTTTATATCAGACCATTGTTTGGAAAAATCTCCTTTATCTATTAAAATCTTAAATTGTTCTCTTGTTTTATTACCTTTTATTACCTCATCATTTACGGAATCAAAGATTTCACGTATTTCTTTAGTTGCTTCTTCTTTATCTTTCTCCAAATCTTTCTTTGTTCCAAGAAATGAGCTGGCGATAGAACTTTTCTTACCTGCAAAAAGAACACCATTCTGTAACTTCTCCAAGTAGTCTGCAAGTCTTTTGTAGTAGTCAATTAAATTCTCTCCTTCTTTCTTTCCTTTTACTAGTTCTTGTATGTATTCTTTTGCTCCTTTGCCTAAGGAGGTTGATTCTTCTGAAATCCTTAATAATTCAGCTTGTATTTTGTTACCCTTCGCTATAAAGTCATAGAAAGCGTTTTCGTATTCGTCTAAATCTGTTTCAATATCATCATTACCTATCAGCCATCCTTTCTTTCTGTTTTCTGCATAGTTGGCTTCAATCTTCCTAATATCTTCCAAGAATCCTGTATATTGTTTTTTATACTCTTCAAACTGTTCTTTTGCTTCTTTTTCTGATATATTAGGCTTTATCTCTATTTCAAATCCTTCATTATTCATCTCTTTTACAAGGGATGATAACGCTTTTCTTGTATCATTTTTAGCTATTTCGTCTATTTCTCCTATTCTTAACTGAGCTGTATAATATTTATTGCTACTTTCTCGTAACATTTTGTTGTATTGAGAATGCACATTCCACAACTCATTAACAAGTTGTAAAGCCGCTCCAAGTGCTATTAACGGAAATGATGTTTTGAACGCTAATCCCAAAGAACGTAATGCGGTTTCTGCTTTTGTAAAAGCAAAGGAAAGCAAGCTAACTCCATTTGCAGCGGCTTTTATCTTAGGGAGTAAAACCATTGAACCAACTACAATGCCAAACGCTTTTGCCACTTCGACAACTGTTTCCCAATTATCAATCAATACCTTAATAGAATCAATAGAACCTTTCAGTGTATCTTCGTTAGCCTTACCGATAGAGTTAAGCATCACATCAATACTGTCTTTCAAGTTGGAAATTTTACCCTGCAAAGTTTCGGCTTGAATTTCCTGCATATTGTAGAACAATCCTCCGCTGTCAGTTAACCGTTTGAAGATGTTCTCAATATCTTCAAAGGTTACTTTTCGTTTTGAAATCATATCCACAATTTGGGCAGTGGTATATGCTTCGCCTTTAACTTCTTCAAAGTAGCGTTGCAATTCTCCATACAAATTGATACCTGCTTCCGTAAACTGACGAACTTCCGTACCACGCAAATACGCTGCCGCTTTGACCTGCCCATAAGCAAGAATAAGTCTGCCCATATCAACACCTAAACCAGCGGATACATCGGCAAGTCGTTTTGTCGTGTCATATAACTTATCCGATTCAATACGGTATGCTGCAAGCTGTTTTGTGAATGTAACCAATTCCTTAATTTGGAATGGCGATTTTACAGCAAGTTGGACGGTCTTGTTGAATATCTGGTCTGCTTGCGCTTTATTCTGTAAAATGGCTTCCAAGGAACGCTGCTGTAATTCAAATTCTCCACGTACATTTGCCAACTTACTGATATACCCTTCAATCTGTGATACGGAGAACACCAAGGCAAGCTGACGGCTTAATTGCCCAGCCGTATCCATTAGGTTCCGGTGGCGTGTGGCCAGTTGCTGCGATTGTACTCCTGCTTGCTGCAAGGCTTGGTTGTGCTTGGCGATGGCTTGGTTTATCTGTTCAAGTGTCTGCCTGTAGTTGGCATCTGTAGTGTTTAAAGACAAACGAGCCTGCTTCAAGTAGTTTATGGCTGTTACTTGGTCACGCAAATATTTGGCGTTTCTTGAATAGTCCAATGCACCTTGCGGCGTAGTACGTTGAGCTATTTCTTGCTGTCTCGCTAATTGTTCTGCTGCTTTTGCCGCACGCCTATCGGCTGCTTCTTTTCGTTGTGCGGTTTTCTCTGCCGATTGTACTCTCTGTTCGTCAGTTTGGCGTTGGTAGTCAAGCTCCATTTTCATGTAACGCATGGCATTAACGGCCGTCTGTTGCTGTTGTTTTGAAATAGTCTGTGTATTCTCAACAAACTTTTTCAAGTCAGAAATACTTTCTTTCAGTCCGGCTATATTCCATCCGCTAAACGAACCTTGCCCTATTTTTTTATCACCTATCCGATTCAGTAAATCTGCTGCACGTGAAAGGCTTTCGTTCATGGATGTGGTTTTCTTTTCGGTATCTCCAGCTCCTTTACTTACTCCCTCAAACGGATTCCCTTTAGACCCAATCGAACTTATCTTGCTGGCTAACGAAGCGATTGCGCTCTCCAATTTGGAAGTATCTACTACCACACTGCCAAACCCGTTTTTCAACGCATCCGCAGCCGTATGTGCATGTTTCTCTATCTTCTCCAGCTTCTCATCGAAACTGTCCAACTTCTTTAATACATCGGGTGTTATGTTGAGGAATGCTCCTGCTTCATTATCTGGCATATCGTTATCCTTTTTTATTAATTATGGGCATACCCAAATCATTCAAATTCTTCAAATCGTCAACCGAACTTATCTTGTTGACCTTCTTCTTTTTCTTATCCTTATTTCCGTATTCTACATGGGAAAAATCAAACGAGCTTAACCGGACTTGCCCGACCGTCATTTCCCATAAATATTCTTCACGAGAGCACCAAGTGTTGGAGCGCAGAAAATCAATCATCTGCCCCCATTCGGTACGGGATATTATCAGCTTTGTTCCGTTTTCTTCATCTTCCTTGCCAGTGTCATCTCCCTCACGGTCTGAATCACATTGATACTCTCGAAAAAAAAATCCGTGCTTATGAGGTTAAGGATTTCACCGAGCAATAAAGCCCAATCCTTTATGTCGTATTCCCCCCACATTAGAAGGTCATAGACTTTGTGGTAGTCATCTGAAAGTTCTTTTTTCTCATAATCAGAGAATATCCTGTCCTTGTCATTGAGAAGTGCAAGCGTTATTACATGTGCCACTGCTGGTAGATTTACTGCAAACTCCTTGATAACATCTCCCATGCTCAGTTTCTCTCCTTTGACGATCCGGCACGCTTGTTCGGCTATAAGCCATTGAACACCGGGCTTTAATCCTTTGATACACCACTCCGTACCGTGGAGTTTCATAATACTTGGGCTGTCGTTCATTATCCTTGCCAAACGCTCCATTGATTCATTGGATACAGGAGTATGAGCTGTTACAGCGTCTTTCTTTGGTTGTGTATCTTTTTTCTTTGCTCTATATACTGCCATGATTATAAGCATGAAGGGCGGCGGCATATCCAGCCTACCGCCCTGTAAAACAATCTTCTTATCTATTATGGGTTATCCTGCCGATGGTAGGGTATAAGCGGAATCCACATAAAACGGAGTTCTGATAGTCTTTGCTCCATCGGCGACATTTGCATCATACGCTGTTCCTGCAAGACTGATACGTCCAATATTGGAGTTTAATGATTCAAGCATTAGCTTGGAATTAAGTTGTAATTTTGGAACCACAAATGCTGTCATCGTTTCCCCTTCCTCAAACACTACGTCAATCTTTGCATACAATTTCTTGTATTGAGCAGGAGCAAAGTATTTGGTAGAAACAGTAGTTCCAGCCGTAAATCCCATGAGAGCGATTAGCAGATCTTTTTGTGTATCTGCGACCTCAGCTGTAAATTGGTATTTGCCGAGTTTCACGATGGAAAGAATAGGACTGTCGGAAGTTTCACACTCGATGTCGTTTACATCATTATCGTCTTGAGCGATTGAAGTGGTGTCTTCAACTACATCTTCAAGAATGTAAGAGTCACCCTTTGGCACATCGTCTTCTTCAGTACCAGTGAACAGAGTTGCCACGATGTAAGAAGGTTTGATAAATTTTTTGGCTGTTGCGCCAGTATTGTTTACTGCCATAATTAAAAAGTGTTATCTTGTTAATAATCTGTTTATCTTATTGTTATCCCGATATTGTACACATTGCAATAGAAGTTTCCGGAATTTTTACTTTCTTTCCCTATCAGTTCACAGCTTGTTATGACGAAATGCTTGTCGTTGGATTGGTCAATTGCCGAGAATAGTGTTTTTTCCATGTCGAACAGTTTTTTTACTGGCTTTGATCCCAAACTGTCCGTGGACTTCGCATAGAGGAATATGTTGGCGGAACATTTCGCCTCTCCTCCGTAATCATTCACGCTAAGAACATCTACAACGATCATGTCCGTGCTGTCACTACTTATTGTCAGCGGTGTTTCATCAAAAGAGATTATTGATGAAATCTTTGCTTTTGTAAGTAACATGGATAGAAAATTCTCTATCATGCTGCCAGTTTTATATAAATCATTCATATATTGTCTTGTTTACCGTGACTGATAATGCCGAACTTCGCGTTCTTGAATTTCCGTGATAATGCCTTAACTTCATTACGTGCCACTGCTATCACTTCATATTTCTTCTTCACGTTACCTTCTGCATTTTGTAGTATTTCTCCGTAAGGCATGGCGGCTACAACTACCAAATCAATTCCCGGATGTGGCTTATATTTGGATTCCAAGTATTCAACCACTGCTTCATAACCGGTAATTTCCTCACCATACCATTTTTTCTTTATTCCGGGAGAGCTGGCGGTATATCCCTTTCTGGCAAGCTTTCCGTCAACATATACTCCCCAACCGTAACTATCTCTCAAATTGAGGCTTCGGTAGGTATAGGAAACTTTAGCCAGTTCCTTAGCCACTATCTTCTGTCCCTCGTTTGCGAGTAAATCAACAATACGGGTGATTGCACTTTGCTTGGTCTTTGCCATACTTAACCTACTTCACTCATTTTGATGTTAACTTTCACGCCACCAAGCTGGCTAATTTCCATTCCTATAACACGACCGTTAATGCCTATTCCGTAACTTTCCTTTGGACATCTAAACATATCTCCAATTTTTACAGGTGAAATGCTGCTTTTTTTTAATGGGAAAAACACGTTATAGTCTGCCATGATAGTGCCGCCATTGAACATCTTGGAGGCTTGCTGTATATCGCATTCGGTTTCAAGAAGGATGGTTTCTTCCAAAGTTTCCGTATTCCCTTCGTTTTTCTCAGTTATTTTCGCATTGAGAGAACCATCCGTATCTTCACCGCCTAGCAAATCACCGTCAAGCAATCCTCCGTTACCGAGAAGGTCTCCGTCCTCCGGCTTTTTCGTTATCACGGTGTAGAATATACCATGAAACGGATATTCTGCTATTGCTTTTCTTTTGAGACGCATAAGCTATACATCTAATGAATTTTCATTGACCCAACTCATACTACCCGAATCCATGCTTCCCAACGCTTCTTCTTCACCATACTTTTTGTACAGTGCTTTCAGACGGTCTTTCAAGTTTTGGATTATGGGAGCCGTTACCGTTTCACTGCCTACGTCCTGTCTATAACTGCCATGCTGGAGTGATGATGAAGCCACAGACCACGGACCGTTAATGACAAGCTCATATAGTGCGATAAGGCAATGGTCTTTAGTGCATTCGTCTATTTCGGAACGGTCTGAAATAAACATCAAACCGTTTTCGTATGCGATATTTTCAAGCGCATCATCTTCAAAGACAAATCTCGTAAGCCCATTGAGGTATGCTATCGGGTCAAATGATTTTTCCATAACTGCTACTGTTGCAATGTGTTGTACATTAATCGTCTGCCTGACTTGTGTCTACAATGACGTGATTGCGGAATGTTTTCAGTGCAGGACAAGCCGACATCATCACATCCGTATGCCATTCCTTATACAGCCCGTTGTTTGTCGTTGTATTCACAATCGTGCAGAGACCATCATTAGCCTGAGCAAAAATTTTAGTTATTACGCTTGAACCATACTTGTCAAACATCTGTTTGTCTAAGTTATTGGTGTATTCAAACTCACAAGCATATCCGGCAGGACGGAGAACTGCAATCTTATCATCCCAACCTTGCACGAATGTGTCTCCAGTATTGGTAAGATTACGCTCACGCTCTTCTACAATTTCAATTGGAGATACACCGGGATAATCACGGAAAGCTGCTAAGAACAACTCACGTGTAGTAGGCGCAGTAGCGGTTGTTGCGATGTAAGCTAAAGGATTTTTCTTGAAACTTTCAATCAATTCCTTAACTTCGGCATTTTGCAACATTACTTCGTAAAACATCTTGCGTGTAACCTGCCATTCCATTGCACCTTCATATCCCCATTTTTCACGATATTTTTTCTCCTTTTCCGCCATTTGGCTCAGAATCTTGCATTCAGCGTCAGTCCACACCTTAGTTCCTGCTTTAGTGAAATTTTCATCCGGAATGTCTGCTTTGTGCAACGGAATTTGAATACCACGTGCGATATTGCGGTAGTCGATATTACCTTTAGACATTAACTGTGCAGTCATGAAGTTCATGGTTGCGTCCGCACTATCAAGCTGGGACTGTAATGTATGTACCCAAGCGGCTACCAAATCGGCATCGTTTCCAAACAACTCAAACTGTTGTTCTTTTGCTTCACGTTCCATAGCTGTTTCAACGAAACCGGGAGCGATAAAATCAGGAATGGATGCGGTGTACCAGTACAGACCGTCCTTATCCATTTGATTACTGTCACCAAGAGGTGCACGCAAATCCATCAAAGGAGCGGCTTTCAAGTCACGTCCTTTCACAGAAAAAGTAGCGATGCCATTAGGGGCGGTAGGTGTGGGAGCACCAGCTTTTACACCTTGAGTCTTGTACCAACCATAATTAGTGTATAGCAGACCTTCTGTATTGACAAAGGATTGCAAGAAACGTTGATTGGTCTTGTCAGAAAAAAATCTTGCATATCTGCTGTTATTAAAATCAAATTTAGGCATAGTCTCGTCAATTTTAAATGTTAAACCAACCCTTAACCTTGCTCTTGTTCAAAGCTTTTAATGCAGCCGAAAGAGGTTGCATACGGTCTTCGTAGAGGAATACATCTCCTAATGCCAATGCAGGAGTGATAAGGTATCTTGCACCATCGAAATCATCTTCGGATGTAGCTGGGTCAAAAACAAAATCAAAGTCGCAGGGAAGGTATGAGTTAGGATTAGTAACCATCGCTTCTTTACCAGAGCCTGTTTCTTTCGCTTCAACAAGGACAGATGAAGTTGTTAATGATCCGAGGGTTGCGCTCAATGTAACTTTCCAAACATCGCCAGCCGTTCCGTCAGTCGCTTTTTCAACGGCTGTAATTGTTACCGCTGTGCCTTTTCCTGTCAATGTAGAAGGTGCTACCATGAGGATATCTCCTACGAATGGGATAAGAGAATATCCGTCTCTTTTCAGGTAAATATCTGTGTCTGTAGATTCAGTTGTAGCTTTTGCAACCGCATACGATTTTAGGATACGTATTTCGCTTCCATTAGAACCATTACTGGGAATATATTCAGCGAGCGTTCCGGCAAAAGCTCTTGCATTACCTTTGAATGGGTTTTTAACAATTCCACCACTGGTAGGAAATACAAGTGCGTCCTTTCCGCTCATCTGTAACTTCACGAATACATAGCGGTGTCCACCAATGCTTCCGCGAGCCTGAACCAATGCTCTACCGGGAAGGTAGCCACTGTTCAATAGAATTTGCTGATAAAAATCTGACATTTTCTTTTTGGTTTAAATTATTATTACTTTTCTTCTCTGTGCGATTGCTTCTTTACGACAGCAACCACATCGGCAAAGTCATCGGTCTTTTCCTTACCGCTTCCCGTGCCTTCTGGAGTGATGTCAGGTGGAGTGTTAGCATTAAACTTATTGTAGCTCTTGACCAGTCTTTCTGTGAGAGCATCAACATCTGTTTCAGAATCAATGTGAATCAATTCGAGTTGGTCGTTAATCCAATCCTCGTTCTTGACTTCTTTCCCTTTTAAGGCTAATTTGAGTTGATTGCGTTTGTCTGAGATAGCTTTTACCTTTTTCTCTTCCTCACGCTCTGATTTCAAATCTTGGAGTTCTTTGAGCAACTTATCCAGTTTGCTTTCGTCTCCTTTGTCATCCTTGTTATCACTTCTATCGTCCTTGTTCGGATGATTCTTTTCCCACTCTTTTATAAATTTTGAGTTGTCATTTCGTATGTTGTTATCGTCCTCTTGTAAGTCATCCAAGTAGTCGGCAACAACATCATCCAGTTCCAACTCGTCCTTATCACTCGCTTTCTCCAACCGCTTGTAGATTCTTTCTACTTTGCCGTTGAAACTTCTCTCACTCATAGCTAAGTTTTTCTTGCCGTTGTTGGTGAGTTTCACTTTCAGTGCTTCTGAAAATTGCTCTTTCGTAAACTTCATACACTATATGTTTTATAATGATTATATGCGAAAGTAATGCTTTAATAAAAAGGTATAACTATAAAAAAATCACTGTATTTATCACTATGATAAATAGACATTGGTTTAAGTATATATTACCTTATTATTAAGAGGTATTTTTGCTTTTGATGAAAGAGCAAGAAGTACATAGAGAAGTCGTAATCAAGCCGCAAGAAGGATTCCAAATGCAGTTTGCGTCATCATGTGTGGACGTAGTGTTTGGTGGTGGGAATCTTGGCGGGGGCAAAGGGGCATTGCTTGATTCTCATATAGTAACTCCATACGGTTTAAGGAAACTTAGAGATATTGAAGTAGGTAGTATTATATCTAACCCTGACACGGGTGGGCAAGAAAGGGTAATATATCTACATCCCATATCTATGTTTCCATTTTATAGAATATCCTTCTCTGATGGTACATATATGGATTGTACAGAAGGACATCTTTGGAAAGCAAGAGTTGCAGGAAAACAATCAAAGCGTAGAAACTCCGATATGGAGAAAGAGAAATACGATGGTTGGAGATTGATGTCTGCTATACAAATATATGAGTGGATGAAAAATAAGAACAATGGAATGTATAAAGGGAAGAATCTTAATATACCATTACCCGAACCTGTTCAATTTACTCGACCTATCACTCCTACGACTCCACGACCGATTGCACCGTATGTTCTGGGCGCGCTAATTGGCGACGGATGTATGAGCGAAAGTATATGTAATAGATGTATATACTTATGTACACCCGATGAATTTATCGTTGACAAATTCAAATCCTATGGCTATGATATGTCGAAGAGATATACTAAGGATGGAGAAATTTGCGCAACTTATGTTATAGGCAATAATAATATAGTAGAGGATATAAAAACATTAAAAATGAATGGATGTACTGCTGAAAATAAGTTCATCCCTAAGTTTTATAAATACTCTACAATAGAAGAAAGAAAAGATTTACTGCGTGGACTTCTTGATACAGACGGATATGTGGATGATAGAGGACATTTGAGTTACACAACAATAAGCAAGCAGCTTTCAGAAGATGTAGCATTTGTTGTACGCTCTTTGGGCGGCAGAGCTTCCATAACTTCTAAGAAAGCAGGATATAAGGATGGGAACGGAATATTCCATCCATGCAATGAAGCATATACGGTTTGGATATGTACAAAATTCAATGACGAAATAGTTTCATTGCCAAAAAAGAAAAACAGAGTCAAAAAATATGGGTATGTAGAAATAGACAAAGACTTGAAACTTGAAAAAACGATAGTCAGTGCGGAATACATTGGAGTGAAAGAAGGAAGATGTATTTCTGTTGACAATCCAAGTGGTCTATATATGGTTGATGATTTTACAGTTACCCACAATTCCTTTGCTCTTGTCCTTGCTCTTGCAGAACCGTTAATGACAGATGGGGATTTCCGTGCAGTTATTACACGTAGGTCTTTGCAGTCGCAAAAGACGGGAGGTTCATTCGTAGATACATTCAAGGCTATATTCGGTGACTATTGTTCTGTAAAGACTGCCGATAGCCCTCGCATATCATTCCCAAGTGGTGCATATTGCGACTTGACCTATATAGATGATACTAATCTTGACAAAATGCGTGAGCAATGGAAAGGTAAACAGATTGATGCGATATGTATTGATGAGATTACCGAAATGTCTTGGGAAGCATTCAGCTATGTGCAGACCCGTAACCGTGGACGTTCAAAGACGTTTACGGGAAAGTTCTTTGCTACCCTTAACCCGAAACGTAGCCATTGGACGAGAAAGTTCTTGGATTGGTACATTGGGGTTGACGGTTTTATTATGCCGGATAGAAACGGGAAAGTGAGATACTTCTATGTTAACGGTTCTACTGTTGATGATGTGGTTTGGGGTGATTCCAAAGAAGAAGTTTATGCTAAGTGTAAGATAGATATTGATAGAAAACTTGCCCGTATTGGAGGTGATTTTGACTATACGAATATGATTAAGTCATTCGTATTCTATCAAGGTAAGCTATCTGAAAATAGGGCTATGCTTGAAAATAATCCTAATTACATAGGCTCTGTTGCCGCTTCGGGCGGTAAAATGGCACAAGCTATCATTGAGGGAAACTTCAACGTTGACCCCGAAGAAAACGAAAAGATACCTATTCCATCCACTTCCGCGCAAAGCGTATTCAACAACAACCCAGCCGTGAACGGTGACAAATGGATTACCGTGGATTTGGCGGATTATGGTACAGACAACCTTGTTGCACTTGCATGGGATGGATTTCACGCATACGACATTCTCATTCTTAGCAAGTCCACTCCGAGAGAAAACGCTATGGCAGTGAAGACATTTGCATTTGAGCATGGAACAGCTGAAAGCCATATCATTTTTGACGCGACTGCCGGACGGTATTTTAATGATTACATTCCCGATGCAGTACCTTATATCTCACTAAATAAACCTTTCGGGCTTTACCAACTTACCGCAATGACAGTAAAGGATATGTGCTATATCAGATTATGCAAGATGATCGAGGAAGGTAATCTAACCTTTGACGATAAACTTGCCGTACAGACATACACTCACCAGAACCTGAAATACAAAGTGACGGTTGAGAACGAGTTTATGGAAGAATGCTCTGTTGTACGGTTTGATGATATGCAGAGCGGAAAGAAACGGCTTTGGAACAAGAAGAAAATGAATCAGATGTTGGGGAAAGGCAGATCGATGGACTTGTTAGACCCATGCGCTATGAGAATGCTTCCGTGCGCTAACATTGAATACGGGAATGAGATTCAAGCAGGGTATTACAATCACGAAGAAGAAACCAAACAAGCGTTCCATGCACAGACAGAAGGAAGTATTTACGATGAACATTTATGGTATTAGGTTAGGAAATGATTAGTTACAATGACATAAAGGATATTCTCAATTCCCTTAAAACAGAAGGAATTGAAGCAAGGGTAAGAGATGTTGCCTATTTGGTAATGTGTGATTCTTTCGTAGATAAGGCTCTTGCTGCAAAGGTTGCTTACCAAGAAGATGAAAAGCCTTCAAACAAGGTGTTATCCATGCTTGCCGAGAAACTGAAACCTTTCGGCATCGGTGCTATCACTACCATATCTAAAGATGAGAACCGAGAAGCATTGCTGAAAGAAATATCGGAGATGAAACAGATTGCTGACGATGCGAAAACAAGTGGAGATTCAGACACTTTTATCAAAGCAAGTAAGGTCGTGTTGGATGCACGCGTGAAGCTGAACGATAAATTCAATATTGAAGAGGAAGAGGGGCAGAAGCGAATAATCGTTGTTCCGCAGAAGCACGACATTATCTGCAAATGGACTTCGAGAGAGTGTTCTGCAATGCCGAGCAAGGAAGCCTGTATGAAGTATTACAACCTAATTGATGCGGAAAAATGACACGGGAAGAGAAAAAAACATATCTATTGCGGAACGTAAATGCCTTGTTGCAGAAGAAACCGTTTTTCAGAGGAAGTGACACTTGCTCTACAAACGACTATTCCGACGGTCAGTCCGCAACCATTACCGAAACACGCACGGCAAGGCTTCCGAATGTAAAAAAGAATATCGTTTCGCAGGAAAAGTTTCTGAAAGAGCTTGACCCGATGAGCCATGAGGTATTATTTGATCAAAACTTGCCGAGCATTTGCGTCAAGTTAGAAGATGGGGGATATCAGGAAATCAAGTTCCAGCGCACGGCATTAGCTTTCCAAGAACAGATACTGGCGAGCCACGTAATCTACCTTTGCGGAAATCCCTGTACATTGTCTTTGAGAGGTGGCACTCCTTCCGAGAAAGATAAAGCCAACTATTCCACAATCAAGGAGTATTGGGTAGACAGGAATATGGATGGATGGCGTACAAAGGCAGTCCGTTCGCAGCTTGCCACAGGCGATGCCGGACTTCTGTTCTATTATGACTATAAGGGACGTATCAAATGCCGTCTGATAAGCTATGAGGATGGTTACGTTATCATATCGCACAATGACAACAACGGCGACAGGCTTCTTGAAAGCGTCTACTATGCCGATGAAAACGGTGTGGAATATATTGACAGCTACGATGATACCTACATGTACCGTATGCACACGCCAAGAGACGGTGAAGAAGCCGCAGAGGACGGTTTTGTAAGGGAAACTCCGATTGAGCACGGTTTCAGCGAGATACCATTGTGCACCAAACGTGGTGATGTGGCGTGGAACAACGGTCAAAGCCTTATTGAGATTTACGAGATTATCTATAACATCTTCTTTGTCATTCAGAAAAGGCATGGCTGGGGAATACTGTATATCAAAGGAAATATATCCGAGACAACCAAGAAACTTGCCGGAAGTATCATTTTGCAGGACAAGTCAATGGACGGGAACGGAAGTGCAGAGTTTAAAGCACCCCCCAGTCCGCAAGGAATGCTTGACAGTCTGCAAGACCTGTTCGAGAAGATACAGATAAACACTTCCTGCACTTTCCTTTTACCGAAGGATGTCAAGTCGAGCGGTGACATAAGCGCACTGGCTATCACGCTTACCCGTGACTTGGACTTGAAGAACGCCCAACAGGGTGTTATCGAGTGGCAGAATTTCGCCGACAAGATGATGCGTCTGTTCAAGGAAGGGCTTGCCAAAGAGCTTGTAAACAAAAGTGAAAATCTTAATGCCGTCACCGAGTTTAAAAAACTTCGTGTTAGCTGTAAGTTCAAAATATGGCAACCGTTCAGCGCAACGGAGTATAATAACATACTTATCTCAATGAAGCAAGCCGGCATTCTTTCCACAAAAACAGCCATTGAGAAAAACACCGAATCCGTTCCCGATGAAGAACAACGTATAGCAAAGGAGAAGGAAGAGGCTCAAAAGCTGTTGGAGAAACAGCAAAAAAAGGACAAAGGAGTTACGGAACAAATTGATGTGGTAAAAGAATAAATGGAAAAGGAAAGTCTGTACATATTAAAACTTGATACGCAAGGAAGTAAAGTAAAATTTCCGAATGCTGATATGCCTGCAAAATTAGGTGAGTACACCTATACGGCACAACGTATGGCAGGAACTCCCACACTGACCGCTACACTGAACTATCCTTCATGCTTAGACGAACTATGGACAGGAGAAGAGTTTGTTGAGTTTAGGGGGGAAAAATATTATATTGACCAAGTGCCTACATCCTCAAAGGACAACAAGAGTATCATGTACAAGCATGAGCTTCAATTCGTTTCAGAACGTATCGTGCTGGAAAACGTATATTTCATGGACGTGGTGACAGCCGGGGAAGACACGTATCACTCCAATTCCACTTCCGTCAAGTTCATGGGGGATATAAACGAGTTTGTTGGTCGCCTTAACGCTTCAATGGCAAAATCGGGTATCGGATATTCGATAGTGATTGATGAAGATATTACTTCTGAAAGCAAACTTGTTTCTCTTGACAGCGTATACCTTGCAGAAGCGTTACAGTCCATATATACCATATACGAACTTCCTTATTACTTTGTAGGTAAGGTTTGTCACATAGGATATACAGAGAATGTAATTTCTACTCCTTTCGAGTACAAGAAAGGGCTTGTATCAATAAAAAAGACAAACGCCAATTATAAGACCGTCAATCGCGTTACTGGTGTTGGTAGCTCTGACAACATACCTTTCTACTATCCGAATGATGATGAAAAAGGTACTATAGAACGCACGCAAAACCTTATGCCTTCCATTTATAGACAAACAAATGGAGCGGAAAGATTCTACAATGCACTTAACGATACGTATAAAATACCCGGTACAAATGATTACTATTTTTTCAAAAATACATATTCTTCTAAGAAAGTAAAAGAGATAAAGGTAGATTTTAGCGATATAAAGCCTACCATAGAAAATGTAACAAACGCTTCGGGACAGTTATTTGGTGAGATTGCGGATATTGCTTTTGATGATAACGATAGTGACGAACTCGGAACAGGAGAAGGGAATAATATATTCAATGGCACGGATGAGTATGTACATTCTTATTTCTACATAAAATTACATATATATAATGGGGATTACGGTTTTAACCTGTTCGAACAAGGTTTGGAAGGTGGTACGGCTGTAATCAATATGACTACGGGTAATTGTGCTGCTTGCGAGTTTGAAATAGGAGTTACCTATAAGGACAATGAGCCGGGAAGGGCATTCAATCCTGTATTGGTGGATTCTTCCGGGAACTTACCAGCAGGAGATTTTGAACAGAAGGTTACTTCACAAACATCCCAATATATAGAAAGCCAACAAAACACTTCTACAAATGAGGTTTGGATTGCGGTAAAAAAGGACAATACTACTTTCGGGGTTGTTATGCCTAATGCCACAAATAACTATAAACCTTCTGTTGGGGATAAGTTTGTGATTACAGGTATTAAAATGCCGAAATCTCTTGTGCTTGCCGCCGAGAAGAGATTAGATGAGGCGTTGATAAAGTATATGTCTGAAAACAACGATGAGAAGTTCTCTTTTTCCGTAAGTTTCTCACGTGTCTTCCTTGCAGAATACAGTATGTTAGCTGGTCTGTTGAATGAGAACTCGCGTATATACATAAAGTATAATGATAAGGAATACTTCATGTATGTGAACTCATTTACTTGTAAGGCGGATAAAAATTGCCTGTATGATATATCCGTGGAGCTAACAGATAAGTTGTCCGCCAATGTTTCCGCTTTGAGAAGTACGATTACAGAGATAGCCGGGGATATCATAGGTGAGAGGATGGGTGTCTCTCTCAACGTGTCAGATATTCTTGGCAGAATATCCCGTTATTTTATCTCAAAGATAAATAACGACACGGCCAACGGTCTGATCACTTTTTTAAAAGGTCTTTTGATAGGTAAGAACGGTAGTGGAATTACTGTACTTGAGAACGGTATGTCACAGGCTGTTGTTGATTATCTGTATGTCAAGGTCAAAGCCGTTTTTGACGAGCTTGAAGTAAAGAAGAAGACGTATGTAGGTGGCGAGCAGGTGATTTCCCATGCAGGCATGAAATGCAACCGTGTGGATGAGTTGGATGATGTCTACCGTTGTTATTTCAAGGAAGAGGAAGACGGAATTGAGATAGAGAACCAGTTTACTCCGGGATCTCTCGCCATCGCACAGGAGTGCAATATCAAGACAGGCATTTCGCATCATGTCGGCAACCGCTATTACTGGCGGTTGGTCACAGCAGTAGGTGAGAATTATATAGACCTGTCCAAGACCGTGTGTGATCCTAATGTCGAGAACGATGTTCCGGTGGCAGGTGATGATATCGTGGGATTGGGCCATAAGACTGATATCACCAGACAGGCGGCGATAATTCTCTCTTCGGTGAACGAAGTTTCTCCGTCCATCATCATGTATCAGGGTATTAATGATTTTACCTTGACCGGGAAAGACGTTATATCTTTTGATTTTGACAAATCTACCGGCAAGGCCCGGATGAAGGTGTACGGAGATACGTATATTGGCGACAAGGACCGGACTACTTACATGGAATACACTCAGGATAAAGGTGTTGATATCAAGGGTATGTTCCATATCGAGCAGGGTTCTACCGGATGGAAGAATATGGAAGGCTTGCCGGATGAGATACAGGCGGCGGCTGATCTGGCCCAAGAGGCTAAGGATGCGATAGACAATGCGGCTGTCGGAAGTGTTAATCTGTTGCGCAATTCCGGGTTTACGGGAGATTATGAGACAGAGGACCTGTCTGCCGCTACCGAGCTATCGGCGGATACCGAACTTTTTAGCAAGCAACTGGAATATTGGACGGGAGTGGCTACCGTATCTGCGGACAGTGATGCCGGCTCCGGGTACTCTGCCGCAATCGGTAGTTTGTCCCAGTCCGTATCATTGATTAAAGGAGAAAGTTATGTTATCAGTTATAAAGCAAAGGGTACGTCTGTGTCTGTTTCGTGCGGTTCTTTCAGTGTTTCTCAACCTCTCACATCCTCTTATCAGAGATATACCCATAAGATCACCTTCAATGGCAGTGGTATATTTCTTATCAGTGGTACCGCAACCGTTTGTGACCTTCAGTTAGAGCGTGGAACCATCGCTACTGACTGGAAGCCTTCAATTCTTGACAATGACAAGGCAACAGCCGGTTTCCAGTCAATCAATTATATCGCCAGCGCGATTAAGGATGGTTCTGTGGACATCCTTGGCGGTTTGATATTGGCCAATATGATCCAACTGGGTAATTACAAGAATGGCAAGTTACAGAAGGTCACAGCCGGAGTTAGCGGCATATACAATGACGATGATGATGTGGCGTTTTGGGCAGGAGGAAAACTTGAACAGGCGATTCTGACTGTAATGAGGTTCCGTAATGATCCTAATTACCAGCCCACAGATGCGGAATGGGCGAACATGGCGAACTTCGTTGCCACTCATGGCGGTGATGTGTTTTTGAGAGGATATATCTATGCTCTAGGTGGTAAGTTCAGAGGTGAAGTCAATGCGGAAAGCGGAATCTTTAAAAATGTAAAGTCACCTAACGGCAATTTTAAAATTGATGAGGATGGCAATATCTGGATAAAAGGAGAGGGAGAGTTTAGTGGTACTGTCAATGTCATATCATCCAATGGTTACAAGATCGTAATATCCCCTGAGGATGAGTATTCCGTACCGTCTATCAGAATGTATGATTATAATGGGGAAGAACTGTTCAGTATCTCCCTACAGTACGGACTTGGAGGGATGATTCCCAGTATTTCCATGTTCGATCCTTCTAGCAGTGATAGATTATATTTCCGCCCGGATAGTATGGTTGTCGAGCAAAAAGGAAGTGACGGTTATATATATCAGACCCAGATAATGGGAGGACGCATAATTATGGTTAAAGGTTCTGAGATTGTATGGGATCAGAACATGTTGCCCAAATAAAGTGAAGTGATATGGAACTGAATACTATTAACAAAACAGGAACTTGGAGTGAGGCGGCAGACCGTCTTAACAACAACTTTAGCAAGACTTCTACCGAAGTGGAAAAAGTCAAGCAGAACGGTATCCGCAACAAGGGGTTGTTCTCTACTCTTGAATCACTGAAAGCGGCTGTTCCATCTCCAATTGTAGGTGACTGGGCTGTTGTGGGTGACACCATACCGGGTCCTATATATCAATGCAAAACAAAGGGAACATGGAGTGCCACTGGCACGACAGGAGGTGGCGGCAGTGTTGACTTATCCAGCTACCTGACAGCCGAGGAGATAGACGATGTAACATCAATATTATAGTTATGAGAATTAATTATCAGTCCGATTTTAAAATCATAGAGAAGAACTTGAACGGGGATGTGAATACTCCTTTCCGGTTCACTTACTTCAATCCGTTCAAGGGAAAGTTCATAGCCTCCTTTGACGGGCATGAGTATGTCGGTTGCAGCCGCATGGAAGACGGCAACCTGCTTGTCGCTTTCGACAATCCCTGTTTTTCTCCCGGTATGCTGAAAGTAAAACGGGAATACTTCATATCCGATTCCGACTATCAGGATGGCATCTGCAACCTTGTTTCCGTTGAAGATACAGGAATCGTACTGACTACTGGGAAAACCGATGAAAGCACGGTGGAAATAACATCTTATCCCGATTATGCCACATACAATGCGGTGCAGAGCATATCTCTGTCAGATAAGGAGTATGATGATGTGCTGAGTGATTTTAATAGTTAATAAATAATTACATAAAATAACAACAGTCCAAGTTCCGGCGGAACTTAGGCTAAAATAGAATACATTATGGTAAAAATGCACAAGTTGACGAAGGGCGGACAAACCATTTACCCGGCTACCATCTATGATGCGGTGGTCAATCCCAAAACGCGTAAGAGTCTAGCTACAGAAATATCCGATTTAGAAAAAAAGACAGACAAAGTATATTATCATTCAATATATGAAGATGATTCAATTCGTTCACAGGAAAAAAGGAGAATAAATAAGATAATTAAGGAATTATAT